GAAGGGCTTGTCAAGTTTTGTGCACAGTTTTAGGGCATAATTATTTAATGAATGGGATTAATAAGATAGGATCAGTGTTACCAGCTTGTTAAAATATAACATATAGATTTACTTTACCTTATTAAGGGAAAGGGCTAAAAGTGAAAGGGGCTTCGTTGCGAGTAATTTATAGGGGCTGGTTTAGTTGGCAACAAAATAATTTTATTTTAATTATTTTTTAGATTGGCGACTAATCAGGTTTTTAAAATGCAGTGAAATTTGCCTCGGCATTATCCTGAGACATTTTTTGCTACCACACCCAATAGTGACAATTAATGGCAATCTCAGTGCCATTATATGCCATCCTGCATACAAGCCCATGCCCGGTTATAACAACCAGCAAACGTGTAAAGCCTATACACTTTTGAGAGCGCAAAAGGTATAAGACATTTTTTGCACCCCCCTATTTTTCAGTGTGTAATATTTTTACACTAAGCCCGAACAACCCCATCAGTAAGCGTTTATGGCTATTACCCAAAAAATGTATGTTGATTGGCATACAAATTGCTTGGCATAAGGGGAGAGGTAAATAAAATGAAAACAACAAACGAACAAACAAAGAAAGAAGAAACAAAGTACATTACCATTAATAACGCCTCGATCCGTGTTGCAGTGTGCAGCGTATGCGGTCAATACTACATTGACGGCGATGACCACGATTGCCGACCAATCGTTAACGATTGGGCCAATGGCAATATCTGGTTAGATGATCTGAGGAACTAAAAAGGAGACAATAATGAAAACAACAAAAAAAGTTATTATCGAAAGTAACGGGCAACAAGCCCCTTATGGCATCGGAGAAATTATTGCAATTATGCCGGCTGCTCATTACAAAAAAATTCATGCGTTTGTATCCCAATGGTACAACCCTCCGACAATAAGGGATTATGCTACCAAGGCATTATTAAGATTCTCTTATTCCTATGATTGTACTAATAAACAAACTTTAATCGGCTTTAAAAAATTTAACGATCCTAGGAGTTAAACATGAACAAACAAACTAAACACATATCGGCAATAATGACCCAATGTCCAGTCTGTTTAAAAAGACTGTATGTAACCATAAACAAACCAAACATAAAAATACGCTTGGGAATTAATGAACCTGTCTCAGTGCAATGCTCTTACTGCTTTGCAACGTTTAATTGTGAATAAAAGGAGTTAAACATGAAACAAACAATCAAACGCCTGCGCGATATGAACAAACAAGAGATACAAGAACTACTGGAAAGCATTATTAAATCTAATGAAAGGAGCAAATAACATGAAAACACAACAAGACATTATTGACAGATACCAAAAATATATTACTTACTATGAAACTGAACAAAAATTGCAAAATTGTTCAGAACAACGAAAAGCATATTGTAATGGCCTGATACAAGCATTTACTTTGGCCATTATAATTATTTTAAACTAAAGTAAATCCCCTGTAAACCCTAAGGCACTGTCTAGGTAAGGGATAAGGAAAATAACATGAACAAATCAAACACAATCAATAAACATTCTCGAATACTATATTTCGCTACTATAAAACAAGGCAAAAACGAAATTTCTGTATATCCAATACAGGAAACAACTATTCGTTTCCGTTCAATTAAAAGTGCTGTAAAACGATTAGAATTATTAGGAAAAAAGGGACTGTACGGCCAAGGAAGAGTTTATGAAGTAACTTCAATGAAATTGGTCTTTACCATAGCATTATAAAAAGGGAGATAAAAACATGAGCAAACAAGAAAAACAAATTTTAATTGAAACAATGATCATTCTTTGGATTTTAGAATGGGAATTGTGGAGCCAAAAAAAGGAAGGTGTCCAATGAAAAAAGATTATCGAATCAACTTTTGGAGCAGCCTTTACAATTCGACACACTTTGTCTGTAAAGTCACCTTCAACCGACCAGATAAAGTATCGCTAAGAGAAGTGATTGAAGCCCTTACAAAAACGGATCAAACAAAATTGTACAAAGCTTTTGCAAATAATAATGTAAGTGTTTTTGCTACTAAAGGCTATTACTTCGGAAACATAAATCAAGCGACCTATGAGAAAGGCAAAAGAACACTTGAAAGCATTCTTAAAAAAGGGGGCCGGCAATGACACCCAACGAAACGGCAATTTTCAATTTACTTGCCCGCATCTTGACAAGCGGCCCTTACAAGCAAGCCATGATCATCCATAACCGTGTCAAGGTGTGGGATAGGCAAAATAACATGATCGACCTGGGAACACTTGGACAAGTAACCTTATCACTATTTAGAAAACCCGTAAATCCTGAGCAATAGCCAGGTAGAGAAAAGGTAAATAACATGAGCGAAACAACAAACGAAACAAAACAAACAATTGAAAACTTAACTTTAGCCTTAATGGTTTTAACCGGCTGGTCCGAAGAAAACAGAAAAGTACCAGGAACTATAATTTTTAGAACCTGGAATGGTTACAGATACGAGGCAATTAATGATCTTGAAAACAACAAATATTTAAAAAATTTGCCAGGTTTCAAGTCAATCGTTATTACCTCAGAAGGGCTTACCAAAGCTTTTGAAATTATAAATAAACTTGGTTTATACATTGATAATCCATTTTAAAAGGAAAAATAACATGAGCAAAACAAAAGTTGAACTAAAAATAGGTACTAGAATTTATTATGGCGGCGACATGGCCAATCAACCCGCTTTTGGTACAGTCATTGGAGTAACCAAAACCAATTGGGGTACAAATATACAAATTCAATGCGATGATGGCCGGGAAAAAAATGTTTTTGAAACAATGTTTAAGCCTGTTTATTTTGGGCATGGTGGAACCAGGTTTGTCACGGCCCAGGCTTACTATGACTGGAAAAACGAATCCTTGAAAATGATGGGCTTTGAAGGTGAATAACATGAAACAATTGACATGGTACACAAGTAAAATTAAATCAATGCAAGCCCTGGTCCTTAACAATTTTAAAGGCTTGCGAGATTTGAAGCAAAAAAAATCATATTTTTTTGCCCTATCAAATCAGCAATTTATTACGGAGCTATCCAAGAAACGAAACGGCGAACAATACATTCCGCTTGCCTATCTCAAGCTAAATGAATTTTATCTCATGTCCCTGGACCGCAACTTTTTTTTAATGAAGCCAATCGACATACAAGAAAGCCATGTAGTATTCATGATCCGGGAAGCGACAAAAGCTGATATGTTCGACAAACAAATCATTGTGCGCTTTCGCGGCTATTGCCAGTGTTGCAAGACGTTTTTACCAGTGAAAAGCCAGGCGTTTTATACGCATAGCAAAAAACTGTTTTGCTTGAAATGCTTCGGTGAATAACATGAGCAATAAAACAGATTATGAAAAATGCCAACAATTTTGCGCCAAGCATGGCTTCATCCTGAAAGGTTCGATCATGAATAAACAAGCAATTGGCGATATGTCCGGGAGAATGTCAGCCTGGAAGGGTACTGAGTTAGTAGCAAGGTTCAACTGCTACCGGGAACTGGTTAGCCAATATATTGAATGGGAATGGCGAAACAAAAATAAAAACTATTTAATCCTGTAAACCCTGACTGAAAAGCAGGTAAGGAAAGGAATTAAACATGAAAACAACAAATGTTTTACCCGCGCTCATGATCTTATTTTTAGGTGCTTGTGTGTCAACCAGCACAATCCATTTAGAAAATGATAATCAAAGATCACCTATCCGGCCAAACATGGTAAAAATTTATCGAACTGCAAACAATGTCCCTGGAAAGTATGATGAAATCGCTCTCATTAGTGCGAGCGGGAATGCTCGTTTAGTCAATCAAAGTAAACTTGTCGACAAACTAAAACAAAAAGCAGCAGCACTTGGCGCAAATGGAATTATCCTTGATATACTAACTGAACCTAGCGACACAAGCAAAATTCTTGGTACATATTTAGGCATTCCAGCAAAAAGAAGCGGCCAGGTAATTGCTATTTTTGTCCACAATCAATTTTAAGGGATAATCATGATCTGCAAAATTTGTGGTAAAAACGTAAAGAATCCGGCTGATAATGATCTACATCCGGCGTGTTCAACAAAAGCCTTTCTCATGCACACAGACAAAACCAGCCCAGACATTTTAGTCCTGGAAGTCAATCGCCAATATGGTTACATCATCCTTAGTGACATGGACATTGGACATAAAAGCCTGACCAATGCTCTAGGAGATGATCTTGATAAAATCATGACAGCCCTGGAAGGTGTTCTCAAATTAAATCTGAAAGGTTATAGAATCGCTTATGAAGGGTCAGACAAAGAATTTACCTTTGCAAATTACTGGATAAAAGACAACACCTATCTATTCCATGATTATGAATTTGCCGGAAATTCCCTGGAACAAGTGCAAAAAATATTGCAGACAAAAAAGAACTAAAGGGATAAACATGAAACAAACAAGTAAAATCCGATTGCAAGACATTGGTACGTTTTTGATAATATTTATCATGATCTCGGTCATGTATGTAAATTGTTAAAAATGTATTATATGACAGAAAGCGAATATCTGAATATAATTAAGGAGTAAACAAATGAAGCTACTAAAACAATGGTTAAAGGACAATGGAAAAACTGGCTACTGGCTATCAAAGCGGATTAATTGGAACATTGGCTACATTTACCGGATTTTAGAAGGTCATCAGAAAGGCTGTTTGCTTTTCTGGCTTTCCGTCTCCGATCTGACCGGGCTTGATTTTGAAACACTTTGCCGGTCAGTCGCTATCAATGAAGGAGGATTTATACCAGAAGATGAACAAAAAACCGTTACCAAATTACCCGGCAAATTTGCACGGCTTATCAAAAATTGATTTTGAATGGTTGCTAAAAGATGAGTACGACCATGATGACTCACTATCCACGACCACACTATTAAAGCCTATCAGGGAGCTTGTCGCCATAAAAAATTGTAGCGACAAGCTCACCAGCGACATATCCGATAAAATCTGGGCGGTTGTCGGAACCGCCTGTCATGCGAGCCGGGAGCGTGTCAAGTATCCCGGCTTGCTGTCAGAAAAACGCTATTACACAACAATAAACAATGTTAAAATCTCAGGTAAATTCGATGCCCTGGACCATGCAAATAACTTTCCTTGCCTTGAAAACAAAAGAGTTTGCCAAACAGATTTGGTAATTAATGACCTAAAAACTACAACGCTTTGGAATGTGGCAAGGGGAGAATTTGATGATTGGATTAATCAACTCAGCATTTACCGTTTGATCCTTCATGCCAACAAAATAAGGGTGTCTGAATGGGCTGTGATCTCGGCCCTGGTCCGTGATTGGACCGATCGTGCAGCAAATCAAAAAGGAATAACCGGCTGTCAACTGCAAAATATCCCAATCCAATTAATAGGACTGGCCGAAACCCATGAATTAATCGCCCATAAAATCGACAAAATATCTCCATACCTGGATTGCAAGGACATTAATACAATTCCCTTATGCTCAGAAGAAGAGAGACAAAAATACAATACCAAGATTTGTTTAAAATACTGCCAAGCTCGGCAAATATGCGATTATGGCCAATCGCTATGGGTCGAGGTATTGGCACAAAAGGAGGGTGTTTGAAACAATTTAATACGAATGAAATTCAGGAAACAAAAATTAAAATCCTGATCTATGGCAAGAGCGGGGTTGGGAAAACAAGCTCAGTGCTAAGTTTGAAGCCAGAAAACACACTGATCATTTCAGATGAGAGCGGCTTGCTTGCCCTGGCTGGGAAAAGTTTTGACGTTTGGAGGGTTGATAATTGGGATGATTTGCACAAAATATATGCAGATTTGCTAAAACCCGAAAATCAAACCAAATACAAAACGATCATGCTTGACTCACTGACTGAACTGAATGAGATGTGCAAAGATCAAATTGTCAAAAAGGACCGCCCGGGAAAAGGCATAAACCCCGGAAAGGTTTACGATGAGATGATGACAATGGCTGACTATGGCCTATTACAAACCCGCATGATGAGATTTATTCGATCCTTCCGGGACTTGCCTTACCACGTCATTATGACGTGCTTAGAAGATTCCCAGAAAGATGAGACCACGGGCGCAACGCAAATCACGCCAAGCTTAAACGGCAAATTGGCAAGCAATGTCTCGGCTTATTTTGATGAGGTTTTTTGGATGATCACGAAAGAAGAAGATCAAAAAATAGTACGCTATTTTGTGACCGGCAAAGTTCCTAAAGCCTTGGCCAAAGACCGATCTGGAAGCCTGGAATTATATGAACCAGCAAATTTATCTGTGATTTTCAAAAAGATTCTCAGCGTGTTTAAAAAAGCTGATAAAAAAAACAAGGAAGGAAAAAATGAAAGTGCCATTGCATAATGTCCAGGATAGTAATTGGTTGTCTGAAGGGGTTTACGAACTAACCGTTACCAATGCAAGCTATAAAGAAATCAATGGAAAGCAAGCTGTCATTATAATGATGGCCAATGACCTTGGCCAAGTGCAAAGGGAGCCATTTTTTCTTACTGAAAAAGCCCTTTGGCGATTGAAAAAGTTTGCCCGTGCTTGTGGATATGAAGGGACCAATTGGGAAGAATTTGACACAGAAGGCTTGCTGGGCTGCTCGGTCATGGTGCAACTGGTTAGAGAGCCAAATCCTAATGGCAAATGGTATGTCAAGATGTCTGATTTTTGGCAAAAAGACTTGAATGTCCCTGGAAGTCCAACCCCACCACCCCAACCCGAACCCCCAAAAAAAAATGATTCCTGGGAAACAACCACAAAAGAAAATACATGGGACCCCAGCGACCCATTTTAATATTTCCTTTTTTCACCCACTTCAAAAACGTGGCTGGGTATGACTCTGCAAGCCCAGCCACATTTTTTTTATTTTTTTTGTTGACAAAAGTTTATTGGAAAATTATTATTTGCTTGCTTTTAATTAAAACAACATGTTAAAATATGAAACTAAAAGATAAAGTCCGGGTTTTCCAACCAAATCATATTTTAACATTTAAAAGCACCCCGGACTTTACCTTTTTATCAGCATTCCACTATAAAAGGAGATAGAATAATGAGAATTGATCGGCATTTCCCTGTTCGTAAAAATTCAAAACTATTACTGGGAGGCTATCATGACATTTAGAGATCAAGATTTTACTCATTCTAAAGCAAAAATCAGTGAGCCGTCAGCAATTATTCCACATCGGATAACGGAATTGACACTGGATTCCGACATGCCCACAAGGCCCAGGAGGCTTTATGATGTGATCATTCGCAAAACCTTTGGCTGGAATAAAACCAAAGCAATCATCTCAAGGAAAGAGTTTGTGGATATGACACGAATTGACGGACCCAATGTCAACCGTGAATTGAATAAGTTACTGAAATTCAAACGAATTGTCAGGGATAATCAGGGAGCTTATTCAATCAACGATAATAAATCAGAATGGTTGCCCTGGATAACAAAAAGGTCTCAAGCAATTACAAATAGTCTCACCGGTGAGACCATACACGAAACAAAAACAGTCTCATCGGTGACACCAAAAGATGTCACCGGCGATGCCCCTTCTCAATCGGAAGGGATGTCACCGGTGACACCCAATGATGTCACGGGTGACACCAAAAGATGTCACCGGCGACACCCCCTATATATAATTAAAGAAAAGAAAGAAATATTAAAGAAACCTCCGAAAGAGAAAACGGCTCCTCCGTCGCCGGAAGCTTTAAAACTTACAGAGATTTTTTTAAGTACTTTGCCGGATGACTACAAAAAACGAATCTCAAATCAAAATCAATGGCCTATTGAATTTGATAAGATGTTGAAAATGAATTATAAATTTGAAACCATTGAAGCAATTATTTTAAAATACCGTAATGATGACTTTTGGAAAAAGAATTTTTTAAGCCCTGCCAAATTACTAAGCCGGGATGGGAAAGAAAAAGTCAGATACATTGACCGATGGGAGTTAGGATTAAATGAAACAAACAACTACCGATCCAGTCATTACAATGTCAATCCAATCAACCATATTCCTGTACCAACAAAGGATGCAGATTCAAAACCTTTTCATATCCAAGTTTTAGATTCGGGGAAAAAACGAGAGGATTTAGATGCCAACGCTCGCATGTGGTTTGATCGCAGTATGCAGATCACAGAAGCGGAAGCAATAAGAGTTTAATCCAGATGATGACACATGGCAGTTGTTTTTCTGGTATAGGCGGTTTTGATCTTGCCGCTCGCTGGGCACCCGAACATCTCGAGCTGCAATTCCAGGAGGCCAAATGAAACCAAAATTCACACCTGGACCATGGCTAAGAGAAGACAGATTGATTTATTCTTTGCAATCAGCAGGATTCAAAAAGGGAAAAGAGCAATTTGAAAATAGATTCGGGGCTGTTTTTCAACCGGGGAAAACTTGTCCAATTGAAGAAGTAGAAGCAAACGCCAGATTAGCACAGGCAGCGCCGGAAATGTATGCTCTGTTGGCGGAATTTAAAAGAGTGCATTTTATTTGCGAACTTATGCCTGGGGCTGTGATATTAGAAATACAGGACATGTTTAAACAAGCAAAAGATTTGGTTGTAAAAATCAATGGTGAACCGGAGGCCAAATGATCGCAAAAACACCAGGCGGGAAAATGTCCGTAACAGTCCAACATCCAGAAACCCCAGAGGAAATTATCAAGGCATACAAACACGCATTACTAATATCCGAAGAAACAAGTACAAAGGCGTTAGTGAGAATATCTGAATTGACAAAAATTATTGAATTAATGGCGAATGAAATCTGGGCTTTAGAGATGCCACAAAATGGGATTAATTATAAACAAACAAGGGCAGATATAATTCAATATTTTACCAAAAAAGCAAGGGAGGCCAAATGATCCAACTATTACTAGGCTTTTGCTTCGGTCTTTTGATCGCCGCCTTTGCCCTGGGGATTATTATCTGGCGAGCCGGGAAAGTCATGATTGTCTATAAAGACAATGTCAAAATTTTCAATGTCGACCGATGGGAAAAGGTGATTTAGGAGGTCATGAATGATTGTGAATTGGACAAAAAATAATTATGGTTGGACATGCCCTAACTGTGGCTGTTCTTATGCGCCCTGGGTTTCTCAATGCTTCTCGGAAAAATGCAAAGAGAAAATCGAATCCGTGCAAAACAATGATTTAATAAAATGATTAAACGTATCCTGATAATTGAGAACACAGGCCACTATCCAACCAATAACCAGTTTTACGACATCGTTACGAAACTGAATGAATTGATTGAGCAAATCAATATTCAGCAAACCGAGTTGCAAGACCTCATGGAAAGGCTTGATAACTTGGAAATAGGAATTATGAAATAAACCAAGAGGTGAAATAATATGCAACAATTCAATGATTTAGTTCTGGACATTGCCCGGCAAGAGCGAGATGCCGGCGCCGGGGAAGTCGGCGAAAATAACGCCGGACCCTGGGTTGAAATGTATGTGAGCGACATGGCTGAATCGCCCGTTAATTGGTGCTGTGGCTTCATTTGCTGGTGCATCATGCAGGGCGTTATTGTTTCTTATAAGGGCGACATTCCAAAATGGATTCCCGAAGAAACCTTATCTGTAAGGAATTTACTCAACCAATTCCGGGAACACAAAAAACTTGTAGAACAGCCCCAGCCTGGCGACATTATTTTTTTCTGGCGCGAGGACCCGAAGTCATGGCTTGGCCACGTAGGAATTATTGAGAAGGTAACGGGCATGGAAATTATCACCATTGAAGGAAACAAGGGAAAATTTCCTTCCAAGGTGCAAAATTACAAATATACCAATTGGCAAACTATCCCCAATTTGCTTGGCTTTGGGAGGTTATGAAGCATGATGGAAATGTTTAAACTCGAAGGTAAAAATGCAGTACCTTGCATACTCAATGAATGGATTGAAAATATCTCTAAAGACAACATGGTTAAAAAAACAAAAATTGGAAACGTCTTTATCAGTACAGTTTTTCTTGGTCTTAACCACAATTACCACGAAGGACCACCCATCCTTTTTGAGACTATGGTTTTTGGAGGCCATTGTGATAATTTGATGAACAGGTATTCAACTTGGGAAGAAGCGGAAAAAGGCCATGATGAGATGATAGAGCAAGTGAAAAAACATCCCTTGTTTGGAAAGTAATCAATGACAATAATCCTTTACGGCAATACGCCAAGCAAAAAAAACTCGCAAGTGATTGGCCGGGGCGGTCGGCGACTGTTCCCCAACCCCTTATATGGCTCCTGGTATAGAAAAAATTTCGGCAAAAAAATTGGACGGCTCAAAGACCATGTTGAAACATACCGGGAACAAATCAAACTAATCAAGAGAAGGCCAATGTTTCTTGAGATGTATTTTTTCCGGAGAGACAAGCGACGCTTTGACTATATCAACCTGGCTCAATCTGTGCAGGATGCGTTAGTCCAAAGCAAGATAATCCCGGATGACAACATGACTCAAATCATTCCCCTGTTTTTGGGATACAAAGTTGACTTTACCAATCCACGATGTGAGGTCAAAATAAATTAAATGGAAAACAAAAAAGAAGATTATTTTCAATCAGTTTTTGTAAAAACAAGCGATGGCCAGGTCCATGTTTTTTCCGGGCCGGTTGCTTTTTGGCAAGAAAACAAGGAGGTACGAATTGATTCAATTAAATTTACAGCACCAAGAAAATTACCAGAAAACTTTTGCTTTGAAAAATTTACCCCAGAAATTTCCGTTCCAGTTGGAAACGAAATTGATTGAAACCTGGACAGAAAAAATTCCAACCGAATCCGGGGAATATCTTTTGAAAAATTTGCAAACGGAAAAAGTTAAAATGGTTTACGTCAATTCAAATTTGAAAATCATTGGAAAAAATTTTCACTGGATACCCCTCGCCGCCGTGGTTGACTCCAAAAATTTTTTATTCAAAAAACTATGAAAAAACTAATGCGTACAATCAACCAGGTTAAACGATCTTATGTCTCCAATACATTCATGTATCTCGGATACATATCGCCTCTCCTCGTTTTGATTTTAAATTCCTGGGGCTTTTATATTAATATTGTCGGGCAATGTTGAATTAAATATTATTAATGGAGATAAAATGATAAAAAAAGCAAAATTGGAATTTGGGAAGTTAAGTTTTTTAAGACAATTTCAAGAAAAATTTGAGGAGCAATTTTGCCCATATCGAAATGGCAAAAGATGTGGTTCATGGTGTCCACTTTTTTACATCAACCAAATTGAAACAGAGCAAATTGAGTTGCAGTTATGCCGACAGGGTTATTTTTTTGAGCAAAAGGACTTCGAGATTCTCGAATAGGAAAAACAAAAATGTTAACTTATAAAAAATTTTGGCACGAATTGAATGAAGAGTTTAAATTTACAATTGACGTGGCAGCCGACGATCACAATCACATGTTACCCCGCTTTTATACCTCAAAAGAAAACGGCTTAAAACAAGATTGGGGTAATGAAGTCGTATGGGCCAACCCCCCCTATGGGAAAGACACTTTTGAATGGGTGTTAAAAGCTTGTTTGGAATTGGAAAGGCACTGGAAAGAAAAACTGCCTGTCATTGTTATGCTCTTGCCGAATATGAGCCACGAATGGATTTGTGATGATCACATGCTTAAGGGGCGCATTATGAAGCGATTTGTAGGCAGGTTAGAATTTACCGGTCCCTATGGCTATCCTGATGATTTACAGCTACTTATTTTTAGGAATGTCAAATGAAATTCAACGGTGAGTTTGAGCAATTGCGTGACACAGTAAAAAATTTTTTGGGGGATGCCATCATGCGTGGACAAAAAAATGTTGAAATTGAAGTTGAAACACTTACCAAACTTTGGGTGTTGATTGAAAATTTGAAAGCCCAGATCACAGAATAAGGAGACACAAATATGGACCAATCAAATTGGAAAAGCTATATAGGAGACGCGGTATATGTTGAGTTTGACGGATATGGATTTACATTAAAAGCCAATGATTTTAATTGCCCATCAGACATAATATATTTAGAACCAGAAGTATTGCAATCTTTGATTAAATTTGCTGAACAAATCAAGAATCAAATAAAAGAAAACCAAATAACATGAACGTAAACTTTACCCTGTTAACAATAGACCAATGTAACCCTTGCAAGGAAATAAAAAAGAATATCGAATGGGCGTTGGATAAAATTGGTATCCAGGGCTATGATTTGAATATCAAAAAACTAACCACTGAACAGGCGGTCAGCATGGGCGGTGTACCACAATTGTTCCTAAACACTGAGAAAATAGTTGACGGCAATCCATCCAAACAAATTGTAAAACGGAATATTTCAATGGCTCTAAAAAGACAATTCTTTAATGAGACCCTGAAGCTATCGGATACTTTTAGAACACATAAAAAACTAAATTAATAACCCTGTTCAATCAACCATTGGTTCCGGGCATCTTTACCAACCTCATTCAAGATTTCGTGCATAAATGCTACTTGGTCATCTGTATTGTCCATTCCCTTCAATGCTTCCAGGTTTTCACGGACATATTTACTAAATAATTGACCTGTAATCTCTTGATAGCGCAAACGATTCTCTTGACTTAATGGTATCTTTTTGCCTTGATAGGAGATAGTACTTGTATTGGTAACATCTCGCGGCAGAACTTTTGCTTCACCCGTTTTTCTATAAAGTGTTTCAACAAATTGAATCCCCGGTTCTGCCTTATATTTTTTTGCAATCCAGGGCTTAACAAAAAAAGTTGCAACATCCCAAAATTTTTCAAAGTCGGTTCGCTTTGGTTCAAAGATTTCCATTTTTTGTCCCAGCACATTAACCTTGACTGGCAATTGATTTGACACGCCAGGGATTCTTTTTTTCATCATGTTCCAAGCTTCGCTTACAGAATTGTTTTCCCTTACATCCTTTAAGGTTGAACTTGTTAACAAGGCTATATCCGAAGCCAATTGCGGAATAAAACTAGCAGGTACATTTTTAATGAGATTCCCAACAATATCTGTAACCTTTTTGCCACCTGCCAACATTCTCAAACCTTGGGTCATGGGTTGCTCGGCTACAACATCAGCAGCAGCCAAATACATATCAACAATAGCACCACCAACCTTTAACATTTTTTGATTAGCATTCAACTTCGATTCAGGGATTTGCTCATATTGATATATATTTGCTCCAATCGAAAGAGGTATTGCCAATGGTCCAAGCCAGTCATAATCTTTTATATCATCATCTGGCTTTGGTATTAACTGATCCAATTGAAAACCGGAAGCAAGCCACCTTAAACCTGCGCTTGTATTAATGCTTCGATTTCCTTTTCCAGTAGCAATATTTAATTTTTTAATTTCTTCATCTGGTTCCCCGCCTGTCATGGCTCCATTTTTGGCCAGCATATAACCCAACAACATAACGCCTGTACCAGTTAAGGTTCTTCCCCATTCTATCGCGGTCTGCCTTTGCAAGCTGCCATATTCAGCCGCTTTTCCTTCTAAAATTCCATGCTCTGTTCGTATATCCTTTCCAGCTTTCATCAGTCGAATAGTATTAACAATGGCTTTTACAGACCCTAAAGGTGAATGTTCAATGCCTTGGTTTATAATGTTTAAAGGGGTTTTAACAAACTTCATAAAGGCTTCGCCCCCAAAATACAAATATTTATTCAATGCTCTTTTCAAACCCAATGCGGCCCAAGTTCCCAGAGTCTTATTTTGAAAGGTAACTTGTAATCCTTCGCCTATGGCTTGCTCAACCATGTTTGGATTCACGCCAGAATACCCCTTTTTAATTTGGCCAGCAGCAATTTGATTTGCCAATGAATTTTCAAACCTGGCCCAAAACGCTGCCCTGTCTGTCGATCTCATAGTGATTGCCAGTGTAGCCATTGCCATTTTACCAGCCCGGCTTTTGAAAACTTGCTTTTGCCCTAATTCAAATTTACCGCCTTGTTCTTCCACTGCCTGGCGTTTATACAGTATCTCATTAAGATCATGGTCTGTAATTTCCCCGGTCATGACTTCTTTGATACGTTTTTCGAGCAGTTTATGATTAATGTCTAAACCTTCCAGCGCATACTTCGCATCCTGAGCAAATTTGGATGCAAATGTTTTTATCCAACTCTCTTTTAATTCTGCACCAGTACTCCAAGCAAGCGTTCTTCCCTTATTTCTCAAAGCAAACAACATGTCAATGGGAACAGCCACTTTATTAACAATTCTGGTAATGCCTTCAAACAATGTATTCCCCACCAAATTTTTAATGGGCGACCTGGGCCTTAAGAGCATGGACATAGTTTGATACAAAGCCAATTTTTCCTTGAAAGTAACTGGCATTAGTTCGCCTATCTTGTTGCCAAGCCGCCCTTCCCATTCAATTCTTGCAATCGAATCCTTCGGCAAAGCATCTATTTTGTCGGAATATTCCTTGATCATTTTGATTGTCGAATCATCCAAAACAGGTATCTTTAATTTTGATTTGACTGCTTGTTCAAAACTGGACCAGTCGGTTTTCCCATCAGGATTCAACGTCTTATTAACTTCTGCTTTAATTTCTGACGCGGACCATTTGGGATATTTTTTGCGAAATTCTTCAGTCAATATTTTGCGCTTTTGTTGTAAGTTAGGTGTTCTAGCAACTTTTCCTTTGAGAGCATTTATCTCCGCTTCAACTTCTTTCATCTTTTTCTTTAAGCGTGGTTGTTTTTCAACTGCCGCTACAACCTGTTCGGCAACTTTAACCCGGCCTGCAAATGACTCTTGCCATTGCTTGAATGATTCAACATTTTTTCCAGCTTCCGTTCCAAATACTTGCGCCCGTTTTGCCAATGATCTGATCTTGTCAATATTTTCTGGGCTTAAATCCTTTTTCAATTCATTAATTTTTTCACCAACAAACACATTATCAATCTCATCCTTAACACCCTGACTCTCAATTCGATTAATTATATTTTGCTCACCTTCACTTTGGACACGCTGTTTAACTTGCTCATCTCGCCAAGGATGGGTAGATTCAGGATACAGAAACTCTTCCTTGGGTAATTGTTCTTTAATTCCAATCTTTTCACCAGTGTTAGAGCGGACCTTACTTTCTACTAAACGGGGTTCTTGGGAAGGTGGTGTCTCCCCAGGAACGCCTGTTCCTCCTGGGGGTGGGGTTATCGGAGGTGTGACCGGAGGCGTTGCTGAAGGCTCTCCATTTACAGATTCTATTTGAATATTTTTAGGTTGGGTTGTTTCCCATTTCGATATTTGATAACGGGGTTGACCAGCCAGATTAAGTCCTATTTGTGACATATTATAGCCTTTTTCATTAGCTATTTTTTCCATGACACGCAATGAATCAGGAGAAGAAGCGATTGCATCAGCTTCAAAAATTCCACCCCTGTTAATAACATCCTCAATTAAACTCTCGTACATGTGCGTTCCAGCCCCATGAGTACCAGTTCTTTTGATTTCTTGAAAACTGGTATAAGGTGTCCCATCAGGCAAAACACCCTGCTCCGTAGTGGCCTTAATATCATTCTGCCAATCCCGAAAAACTTTGTTCGGTTTATCAGTCATTGGGTCAAGCACAATATTCTCATCAATTAATTTAATTGGCTTAAATTTATCTGATGGCTTCATTTGTGGTATTGGCGGTATTACATCTGTTTCTGTAACTTGCTCGGTTGGTATCTCTTTTGCCTTGGCTTGCTCTGACTTCACAACATAATCATTGATAGCACTTGCCAATTCATCTATTGTGAAATGGTTTTCTTCGGGTACAGCAATATCTTTTTTTGTTATTCGTTTTATAAAATCAATATCCTTGGCGAAAATATCTTTTAAACTAAATTTTTCAACGGGGGCTTTTGTTTTTTGGTGTATCAAGCCCATCGTAATAGTGCTTGCAATAATGCGTTTTAAATTTTCAGGTTTGGTTATATCCTCTCCCTGTAATAATTGCATACCCGCTTCCGGGACAGCCCCACCCAAAACCCCAGCCCCTAGATGCTGAGTTCCTTTTGGTAAATATTGGGTTATACCCATTAACTTTTTTGTAATATAACCTTGCGTCCCTCCAATTGCTGCCCCTTTAACTCCACCCCAAACAGGGTTTTTGCCTTCTTCTAAAGCTTGGCTAGCACCTTCAACATAACCTTCAACCATCATCGGAGCAACAAAGCCAAGTGTAGCATACTTTGGCAAATCAATTGGCAATCTGCCTAAACCTTCAAAGACCATCCCTGCAATCCCACCCAGACCAGCTTTTCTAAGACCGCCTGCAAATTCTTTCACATCATTCACAGGCTTGTCCAAAAAAGTTTCATTTACTTTTCCCCAATTTTCCTGTATCCACTCATCAGAATAACCTTTTTCTTTTGCTACCGCCTCAAATTGTGGTTTCATGTAGGAGGTGGGATTGGTTACTTTATACAATTTGTTGAAAAAATCAACCAACCCAATTGCCGCGCTGGTTGTTCCTGCCAATGTAGATTGACCAGCCTTGGCAACATACTCCATAGGTGTTGTTGTTGCCATATACTTTTCAGCTTCAATATTTTCCTTGGTTTGTTGCGCTGGGATTAATGGTTTATTTAATTCAACATGCTCAACCATAGGTTTGTAAGGTTCATAACCCTTGGATTGTTTCACCCCAAATAAATCATAAGGATCATATTCATTTTGCTTGCTTGTTTGTTTTGTCACTCCAAACAAATCATACGGATCATACTCTGATTGGTGTGGAGTTTCAATTTGTTTTGTTACCCCAAACAAATCATAAGGATCGTATTCATTGGGCATTGATAATTCCTAATTCGGCCATTTTTTGCAAAACTCTTAACTCACTTCCAGGGCCAAGCAATTGCAAGTTTTTTTCATAAATTGTTTTTTGTTCAGGAGTTAAAGCGGATACAAATTGTTGCACATCATTACCTCTCGAACCCGCATTAGTAGGAGGTAAATTCTGGTTCCACCAGCCACCAGGCAACTTTCTCAAACTCTCTTCTTTTTGTGTCTGCAAATTTGATATGGGTGATTGAGTTGCTGTCCCTTGCGCTGAACTTCCCCAGGTGTCTTGAGGTTGTTCTTGCCCGGTTATATTACCCGGCACGCCTGTTGTTTGAGGTCTTTTAATAGGAGGTAAGGTCTTGCCAACTGCGGGATTTTTTGACCTTCCCATTGCTCCACTCTCATCATTCACGGGAATTTTGCCTTTTAATAAAAATTGATTAATATATCCAGGCAATAATCTTTGACCCTCAATACTCTCAGGTCTTTTCCCGTCCTTAATCATTTGTTGCCTGGCATCATATTCAGCTTGGGCTTTTTGTAAGTCAGTAAATTTTCCAGTATTTTTTCCCTCAGAGGGTTGTCTTTTAATTTTTTTAAATGCATCCATATTTGGAAGGTATTCGTATTTAGCAACTTGTTCTTTCAACCATAATTTAGCTCCTGCCGGATCGGTTTCTTTCATGTTTTCGTAATTATAAACAATCCCATTTGCAAACTCTTGATGTTTTTGGTTTACTTTTTTATCAGTTTCCTCAAATTTTTTCGTTGTTTGTTTGACTGCGTCTTGCTCAACCTTTTGCACCTTCAAGGCTTGTTCTTGTAAAAACTTTTTTTCTTCCCAAATTCGATTAGATTTAGCTATTTCTGCCTGACTCTCGCGCATTAATTTACGATTTTCAATATCACCCGTCAACTTTTGCCTTTCCAACCCAACCCCAATATTAAATTGCCGAGTCTTTTCCACGTCAAGTTTTGCCCTGTAGTCTTGCTCTTCTTTGCGCCGTTTGCTCTCAACATAGAAATTTGCCGCGCCTTTAATGGCTTCCCCGAAAGCATCCCACACGGAAGGCACGCCCACGCCCGCCGCACGCATCCACATTTCACTTGATGGACCTTGCATCGTTGGAATATTTGCCATTTTATTCTCCTTTTTTTTAAAGCACTGCTCCAAGAACATCACCGGCTGCGCCAAACACACTACCAATGGCTCCCCAAATCTGGCCTGACTTTGCAGTTTTAGCCGCTTGTGCAGCAAGCTCACGGTTCAAATCTATCATCTGGTTGTTGTAAGTTTTTGTATATTGAAACTCATTACTCCATTGAGCTTTTCCCATATCGAATTGTGCGCCCTGCATGTAACGGCCAAATTGCTGATTTTCATAATCCATTCCCATTCCTGCGGCTTTGTCAGCCAGATTTAATTCCATCATGAGTTGCCATTTCGCATCCCCCGCCGCCGCGCTTGCCGCGCCCGCCGCCGCCGCCGCATTGATTTGCTGTCCCTGCATGATCATTGCCCGGTTTTGCATCTCGGCTTGGTTAAAGCTATCATGATAAGATCGCAAAACCTCTGATTTTTGTAAGCCATATTGAGCATCCTGCTCCGCGTTTTTCTGCATGACATCCGCTTTTTGCATCTTTGCGCCATAATCCATCTGTTCTAAAGCTTTCTGCTCCTGGGGTGATCCGGCCTGACCCCGCGCCGCAAAGTCGGCTTTGATAGAATCAATCTTTTGTTGATTTCCCATATCAATATCACGGGTCTTTAAGTTGACAGCAGTTTGCCCAAAGGGAGATTCCTTAGTCATCAGGTCTTGGGCATATCCGTATAAGCCGCCTTGAAATTTTTTGAAATTTTCGCTATACCCTGGCGTTTCTACACCGCCACCGCCACCGCCGCCACCACCACCACCACCACCACCCAAAACACCAACCTTCTCTTTCGCTGATCCCAAGTCCTTAAGGTATTGTTGATACCAGGGCGATGTTTCCATAGCTTGCCTACTCTGTTCAGTACCTTCATGGAAAGTGCTTTTGGCCCCCACATTGTAAGACAAACTTGGCACTAGATATTCCATTGGTTTGTAGGCCGGTGCTGGATGTTCCCCTGTTGTTTGAGGAGCTTTCGGCTTTGGCCCATAAACACCTAAATCTTGATCAAACGAATAATCAGGCATACTACCCCCCCAATGTCGGCAATAGCGGTTGCTTCGGACCTTGCTCCGCTTCTGGATTTTGTTGAGACATAGTTTTTGTGAAATTCGGGTTCATCATTGACAGTGTTGAATTTGTTGATTGTTGAGCTTTAGTCAGAATGGCTTCATACAATACACCCGCTAAATCCAGGGACAATGGCTTATCCAAACCAACCTGCAAAAATATATCCATAAGCATTTTCAAAGCTGATTTCTGATCCATCCCAACAATTTGTTGCATCTTTTCAGGAGGCATCTGGGAAACAATCTGATCTATCTGTGTCTTAATATCGCCCTCTCCCCCAGGCATACCTTGTCCCTGATCCTGGGGCATGGGTGCGCCCGGTCCTGGTCCCGGTCCTGGTCCCGGTCCTGGTCCCGGTCCTGGTCCCGGTGGCGGTCCCTGGGGTGGTCCCTGGGGTGGCATTGGCATTTGTCCTGGTACTGGCATGATTACCTCCTAGATATACTCACTTCACTATGTTCGATGTCTGGATCGGTCCCGCCATCGGTCGCCATCAAAGCTCTAAACACATAGATGGGAAAAGCCTTGTTGACCGTCCAACTCACGAAACGATGCGCGTCTGCATCGGTAGGAACTTCATAATAGTCCGTTGTCCCATCGCTCGAATCCTTGTATGGGACAAGATATTCTGATCCAGCCGTGGCATACATCCCGTACAAATATATCCTGACATTTTGTGCGCTATTAATGTCAAGCTCAAAGGTCAAATTGATAAAATCTGCACCTTGACAACCCGAAATTTCCCCGCCCAACACCTGCGGTACTGTGGTACTGAGCAGAGTTGTTGCAGTAGCTTTGTAAACAATTTTGTCCATATAACGGCCAGACTCAGCCAGCCCGGCAGAAAAAGAAACGTTTGTTTCACTCATTTTTTTACTCCTTGTCCTTAACTAAACCATGAATCATCTATATCTGCATAAGTCAGGGTTCCAATGGTTCCCGTCAGATTTAAAACAGTTAAATTTAAAGCCTTGGCAATTTTTATCTTTTCCCAATTTTTTACGATTGTTTTTTGTGTGTCCGTAAGCCCGTTGTAATCTGGTAACATTGACATTTTAAAATTCACGCCGACTTTTTCTGAGCCAATGCTCGCCGTAGTTGTGCCATAGATATTGAACTGACTGAAATAGGTCATACAGCTTGGCAGATAAAGGCTAATGTTTTGACCGGGAATTGGGATAATTTTTTCTTGACTCATCTCATTATTCCTTATGGGTTATAGTCTCTGGTCGCTAACCAGGCCACGTTCAAATTGCCTTCTGCGTTTCCACTTTTTGAATTTAACGTGGTTATTGTAAATCCAGTATTGGTAATGTTAGAAAACAATACAATTGCAGGCTTCCCCGTGTAAAACTCAATAGTCAAAGTGACCGTATAAATATTGTTGATAAAAGGTGTAACAAAAACAACATTGAATATACCGTTCGCATCGGTAGTTATTTTCCCTGATTTTGTAGCTTTAATATAGGAAAGGCCAAGATTAATAAAAGTAAAGATACCATTGATACGGATGTAAGTCTCGCCAGTATCAAGCTCTTTATAGAAATGACCATCTCTAGCACCTTGGGCATACGTCGGCCTACTCTCAACGCTAGTCCCTTCCCACACTGTATTACTTAATAGTAATGCCATTTAAGCACTCGCAATTAAACCAATTTCTTTCATACTCGCCAACAATAAATTAAATTGGGCGGTAACACTTGCTAAACTGCCATCAGCGACCGCGATAAGCGCGGGCTGATCCACTGGCGTTGCGTTCCAGAAACCCATAAGTTGAGTTGCGCCAGTCGCTATTTTGGTTCCCGTGGTTGTAGATAAGACAATATTCTTGGCCGAAATGATGGTTAAATCATCACGAAAATTTGATTTGCCATTCACATCCAAGGTCATGCCCGAAGTCACAGCAGTGTCATTAATGACCAATTGCCCGGTTGTAGTCAGGACCATCTTGGTAACAGTCCCGAACTCAAAGGCCATATTATAAGCACTACCCGTCCGCCAACTGCTTATGAACTTAGTAAGCGATGCGGTATCATCTACGCGGAAACCACAAACTCTGCTTGCTCCTGACTCAATCCAAAACTGAATATCGGTGTGGGTTGTCACAGCATGGATGATCTGTTCGGGCGCACTGGTGTTTATGCCCATCTTGCATTCAAAAATCGCTCCAACCTTATTGCCTTTCACAAAAACCATGTCATTGAACGTGTTTAGAGCAGTCGGTAACTGTAACGATATTTGAGCCTTATCATAGCCACCACCAGTTGAGTTAAAGGATGAGTAAATGCGACCAGAATTATAAACCGTCGGTCCGGCAGCAAGGGTTCCCCAAAACACAATGTCCGGGGTTGACAATGCGCCTGTGGCAATGGACAAATCAAGGGAATTTGTAGGAGCAATCGCATCCCCGAATCTTGATAAGCCAGACACGTTTAATGTTCCAGCAATGGCTGTGTTTCCTGTTGCAGCAGCGACCGTTAGCTTTGTAGTGGCAATATCGAAATCACCTGTCGATCTGACCGCCCCAGCAAATGTGGCAAGTCCAGTCGCGGTTGCGGCGAAAGTCAACACTGAGGCATTGTTCCCAATTCCGTTGGCTCCAATCAAAACATTTCCCCCGGCTGTGATTGTTGATGTGGTAGCCAATGTTAAAATATTGCTGATAGCCCTATTGCCCATGTTAATAGCCCCGGCCATAGTTCCACCAGCCAAAGGCAAATAGGTTGAATCAACTGCCTGTAATTCAGTGTATTCAGCCAAACTTAAATGGTATCTCTCGGTTGCCGATCCACCTTGAATATTGAATAAATCATTGTGCATCGTACCCAGAGGAGTATCAATATGGGTGCAGTGCAAAACGCCGTTATGATACAAACTGACTAATATATTTGGCACAGAATTTGTCTTACCATAAAATTTAATTAAAATTCTGTCCGTAACTAAAATAACAAAACTTGATTGCACTGAAATGATTTCCAAAAATTCAACCGCCACATTGTTGATTTCACCGGTTGAAACATTAAACAATTCAGTTTCAGTACCCGCATCCCCAGCAGCTTTTTTGTAAACCCTAATAATTATTTCAGTCAAACCGGGTGTTACATCAACCTTGCAATAGGTCTTAAACGACCACTCTCCCGCATCTATGATTGTCCTGGAAGTAGGATTCATAATATATGAATCAATCAAAACTTCCCCGGATACTGAATTGACAGTTGCCGAGTCAATATCTTCCGCCGCACCAGTAGGATAAGTCAGTAATGAGTTATATGTAAGCACACCCGACGGAGTATCATCAATGTAAAATTCAATACCTTTGCCAGCACTCACCACGTGAATATCTGAATTAATCCAATTAACTCCATTGTATGTTAAAGACTGTGGAGAATAAGGAGCAGTGATGACAACATCGTCAAGCTCATCCAAAGTAACGCCAATCAAATTGCCATTTAAGGTTAATGTTCCGGCAACAATTGTGTCTCCGGTTGCAGCCGCCACCGTCAATTTATTTGTTGCTACTGAGAAATCACCAACAATATTTCCGGCCAAGGTTGACGTGTTACCGGTCAAAACACCACCTAAATTCAGATAATTTGAGGTTGAAGCCGTGGGCAAATCCACGTCATAGGCAATTATAATATTTGTTCCGCCCGAAGTGCAATTTTCACCACTGGATTTTCCAACAAAAATATTGTTGCTCCCCGTGGTTATACCAGTGCCGGCCAACGCTCCAACCAAAACGTTATTACTATGACTATTTCCAGTAACGCCTTTCCCAGCCTGGTATCCGATGGCAGTCAAGTAAGTGCCATCAACATTGTAATATTCTGCCTGATAGCCAATGGCTGTATTGTAATCACCGTCATTTTTAATTAAAGCATCATTACCAATGGCTACACAATATTTGAGCGTAATGCCCTCTCTAAGAGTTTGACTACCAATAGCTACACAATTATTTGGAATGATCGCATTTAAAATTGAAGCATAGCCAATTGCCACACAATCAACCGATCCAGTTGCAAGATATAACGCATCGTAACCAATGGCCACTGAGTCATACCCAACCGTGTTTGAATATAAAGCACCCGAACCAATAGCCGTCAATGAATTACCAGTCGTATTATTGTTTAAGGCATTATAACCAAAGCTTGTATTATAAATCCCAAAAATTGCAGCTTTGGCATAACCAATATAAAATTGACCGGCAGTCGTATTTTCTTTGCGATACCCACTAACACCCAAATCAACATCAGCAGTATTGTCAGCATAGGTCGTTACATTATTTAAAATTATCGCAAGCAAAAAAGCAGTTCCTAAATCTCCAACTTTGGTTCTAAAGATTTGTTTTTGCCAAACTTTCGCATCAGAACTAACCGGAATGGAACTCAAATTAATCTTGCCATTTGCAGTTTTATCCGAAACTGTAATAGTGTTCGACCATGCCCCCAGATCGGTTTCACCATCGTAATTAATATAAGTCACCGAATAGCGATGTGCTCCATTATCAATATTGCCTGCACCCGTACCCAATGCGGCAACACAAGCAATCGGCGCGGCCACTTGAATGAATTGCAGATTACCCTTAATAGTAAAAGCATAATCAGGGGTTGAATAATATATACCAACGCGCTTGTAAGGAACGTCGATATATATCGCCCCGCCAAAATTGCACAAGGTTTTTCCGGTAATATCAAGATCACCTGCAAAGGTGGCTTTTCCTGTTGACGTGCTTGCAAAAGTCAAAACGCTTGCATCGTTGCCAATACCATGAGTATTGAGATATATATTACCAGTGTTACTTAGATTGCCTGCCGAATCCCACACGGCTAGGGTCGTAGCGAAAGCACTGCATTGGATTTTTACCCCAACCGCTCCAATGCTGGATAATTGCAGATAAGTTAACGCGCCATAGCTGGACACCTTGTCTACATAAATAATGTTGCTGCAATATAGCCCCGCATTGACTGTAACAGTAGAAGCAAATGTTGACGTACCGCCAATCGTGAGCGTTCCAGCGTCATAGATTGACGTGTGAACATCCAGGGTCGCCACATTGTTAATGTCGTATAAGCCTTGAAAATCAAGATCGCCCTGCAATTTTGAATCATGAAAGGCTTTTTTGATTTCAACGAAATTATCCCGCGAAATTTTGTCAAGACCTTCATATCTCAAAAATAGCTCTTTCATTCTGTTCTATAATTCATGGCCTTAAAGTACAGTACCCAACCGTAAACCTTTATGAATGAATCGCTTGTCTCAGTAAATTTAACAGAAAAGTTTCTCTGGGAAGTATTGAATCCCCCAATAGGTGCTTTCTCTGTTTCATTAATTTGATAGTCCCAGCCCTCCAAATATAAATAGCCATGCTCCCAATCTGCTATGACTGGCTCATTCTGGATACCCGCATGGGTTAAGGTGATGCTGGTAGCAGACTGATTGCCATAATCGCCTTTGATAGCGATCGTACCCGTTGCTGCCCCGTGGCTATACCAATCCATGTGGAACGATCTCAGGCTTTTCAAGATTTCCGAACTGCCCATCGAATCCCAGCCGGTTATTACCTGGATTGTAATATTGGTGTAAGTGACTGTTGTTAAAGCCGCGCATGTGCTTGTCGCGCTTGCATCCTTGTAATGATCGGCTTTGTCAGCTAGAAAGAAATGAGAAAACCAACTGCGCTTGCCATACTCCACGCCAGGCAAAAGTGAGCCAAAAACCAACCGCTTAATATCGTAGTCATCAGTCCAAAGGCAAAAACTATGCGGGATGACTGCATAGGCAAACCTGGTCCAATGATTTGCCAGCAGGTTAAAAACCCAAATCCGATAATTGCTATTGAGATACGGTACAAAGCAAATGTATAAATTCTCACTCGGATAGTAGATCGCCCTGGCGTTGGAGATTATTGATTTATCGACATTTTGCATGAGGTCTAAGTAAATTTTATTTTTGCATAACGATTCGAGTTTTACCCCATCAGACCAGTAAAAACCTTCCTGGGAAAGCCAGATTACTTCCTGCCCATTGCCACAAATGCAAAATGTCTTTTTAGAAATACAGCCAATATTATTTGATAACTGGATAGGCTTAACCATGTCTGGATTGTTAGCGTCAATAATCCAGGTTTTTGTTTCCTTTTGAACCATGACATAGTTTGAGAACGCTGATAAATTGGTAATAATCTCGCCATCATCAGGGTCAAAACTAATCTGATTAATTGCCGGGACTTGTTCGGGTTTGTCAATTTTGCTGTAATAGATATAATTCGCTGTTGCATACCAGGCGCGGTTTGCAGTGCAACAAATATAATTGCTTGGTTCGGGTCGGTCATTATCGTTTCCCAGCCCTAGATTATCAGCAATCGTTGACATGGCATTGTCACTCAAAACCCCAAAGGTTACTGTTTTATAGGTTTGTCCCGTGTCAGGAGTATTGGCTACAACGGACTCATAGTAATAAGCTGAGTCTCCCAGCTTGGTTCGATAGAGTTTTATTTTGTCAACCTGGGCATCTGCCGAAGGGGTTACCCGAACGGTAAAGCTTTGCACCGCTCCCCCACCTGCCAGGGTTACAGCAAGCCCCGTGGCATTAAGATTGGACTCACAGCCATACGCGGTTGACCTGTAAAATGAGTACTTGACAGTATAAACGCCATCAGATAAATAACCACCACTCACAATATTTGTTGAATTGCTCGCCGTGACTGTGGGCGCGGCCACACCAATATTATAAACGCTGGTTCCATCCGTCCAGATACGGTCAGGCGTTCCTGTGCCATCTCCTATGCCATTTACGCAAAAAGCCCTATTCTGATACATTGCCCAATCAGGTTTTCCATCAGTCCACATATTTGTTTTTAGTTCTGTCACTGTCAAAATCTTTAAACCGCTTTCCAGGCCAGTTGTATTTTTATTCAAGCGGATCAAAACGCCTTTAGTCAAATAGCCGCTAGGCATATCAACCAAATCAATATAGTATGTGGCTAACAAAATACGACTTTTCACATTGGTTGTTGTGTTTCGGGTTGAGAGCTCAATCATCGAAGTCAGTTTATTGACGGTCGAATCAAAAATCCTGGTATCTGGGTCTGCCTCTTCGGGATCCTCAATTATTTCAAGTATCTTATCCCAATGCCCAAACAAGCAATAATTGAGCAATTCCAACTGATCGGAAGTAATCTCTTTCACTGTATGATAATCATCCATATAGGTTTTAGTTGAAAAGATGGTTGGTTTTTCATTTTCAAGGCATGTTTTGACAGAAGAAATGCTGGAAGGCTCAACTTCATAAATAGTTCCATCTGTGTATTTGGTATAAAAACCTTTTGTTTCAGATGCTATAATCCAAGCATCGTAATAAGCCCCTAATAAAGCATTACTATCGAACTCAACAAACACCATAATATCTCTTTCAGCAATTGTATTAAAATTGCCTGTAACAATATAAGCAATAGGAGCTGATGTACCGCGCGTTTGGATACCACCTAGAGACGGTTTTTCAAATGCAAACTCAGGAATACCCTTAACCCAGAAAACGTAAGCCCAGATATTGCTTTCAGAATCAAGACCAAGTTGAGTAAGAGTTTCACCAGTCAGATAAGGAGGTGTTAATAATTCGCTTCCCTTGCGCTTCTTAAAACCGCCTTTGGGATTAATGATGACGTTAAGCGCGTCAAGCAATTCATTAGATTTTTTTAGGGTCAAATCTGAAACGATTCCCCCGGAAAAATCCTCTATAGGGTATCTGTGTTCCTGCACCCCGTCAAAATTGTTGGGCATTAATAGCTCCCATACTGCCCTTGATACATGGTTGGAAATTGTTGCTGTTGCCAGGGCAATTGGGGTTGTTCCATGAATTGAGGCGGTGTCCAAGAACCCGGACCTTGCCCCGTTTGCGGCCCTTGCTGGAACATAGTCTGGGGTTGAATCTGGGATTGTAATTGCGGGTAATATGGCGGGGGTGGGGGTTGCTGAAATTGAGGCGGTGTCCATGTTCCCGGATTCTGCCCCGTTTGTGGACCGAGTTGTCCAATTTGTCTAAAGATATTTGATTGCTGCGGTTGCGGTGTCCATGTTCCCGGATTCTGCCCCGTTTGTGGACCGAGAGGCATCGGTTGGGGTGGGGGCGGGGGTGGCATTGGTTGGGCAGGTGGCCTGCTGTCTGGACTCCAACTACCCTGACCGCCAGTCCTGGGGCCTTGCGGGATAGCCAGGGGCGGTTGGTTAACCGGACCCTGTTGCACAGGCGGGGTGAAATTTGGGGGCGGGACAAAATTATTTTGTCGCTGATTTTCGGGATTGCCTACCGGCCTGTTGTTTGGATTCATGCGTTGAACCGGTTGCGGCTCATACGCCTGGACCGGTTGCTTAACTGCCTGCGGTCTCAACAACCGATCCGTTATTCCCCCTGTCATGGCATCATCGCCCGCGCCCGGACGCTTCCGGTTTAATGTTGGTATGTCCATTGGCGATCTATCAATCGACCCTGGCTGGACCCATTGTTTAGGCATCTCGCCCCCCTTATTTTTTAATAGCTATCAAAATTTGCGTTTATTGAACCCCTCGAAAATTTTGGAACACCTTCGATATTCTCATCCAACGCGGTCATGAACGAATCCATAGCCTGCTTACGCCTGGGCATTAAAATACTTGGGTCATGATTGTCCCGGATATAAGCAATATAGCTGGCCTCATAAGCCAAAAGCTCATGATGTAAAACCGGAAAGTCAATTTCTGTTGAACCAGCAGCGATGGCCGTTGGAGTACGGAAATAGAATATCGTATAGGATTTGGCCGAACTCGGCTTGGCGTTAAAATAGACATAGCCACCCGCCAAACAAATCCCGCTAGGATCATCGGTTAAATTGTGCTGGATCGTGTTAAATGGGACCCAGCGCATGGGCCTATAATCGTTTGCATTGTCCTGCACATAATAAACAATCCCTGTGCAATCACTAGGCAAAGCAGCAGTATTAGCCCCAGCCAATAAGGCCAGGGCCGCCGATTTAAGGTAATACTTGTTGTCGCTTTTTTGAATTATCGCGGTCCACTCGCGCAGGGCCGCATTCAGGGAAATAAGCAAATTGGCATCCGTCCAAAATGTTGCAGAAGTTTCCTGGATCAAAAACCTTGTGTAAGCCAACAATTGCGTGCCAGTCATGTTATCCCCCTGCTATTTGAAAATGTTTTTTACCGCCCGGATTTATGGTAAGTTTTCTTTGCCCGTCCCTGGAAGTTATTTCAATGGGAGCTTTGGAATAATCGTACATGTCTTTAGCCAGCGACCGGGAAGCGTATTTAATATCTTCTTTGATTTTCTGTTTGTTATGCTCTTTCAAATCTTTCGCTTCTTTGAGAGCGTCCCGTAGTCTACCGTTTTTTATTTTCCAAAGGTGCTTTTCCACCCTCGATTTAACGAAGGGTTCCCCGGTTGTAAATTCCAGGATTTTTGAGCCATGCCAGAATACCACCCAATTTTGATTTTCACGGTCAAAGCAGACAATCACATCAGCCCAACTTTTTGATCCATCCCGGACGTACCGATCACTCATTAGTTTTTTCTTCGCCCCGATCCTTTTTAGCAAACCTGCCAAGTTGCATCTGCAAAGCCCTGATCTTTTTTTCATTGTCGATTTTGCAGTCTTGCAAAGCTTTTAGCTTTGTGTTCGCATCATGCAATCTTGCTCCTAAAGCGTTTACTGTCTCATCAACGCTGGTCGCCATTTTTTCTGTTGCAATGTCCTCGAAATGGCCATCACCATAAAGACGTAAAACTGCCATGTGCCAATCTCTCACCTCGGAAAAGTCCCATGAGGGATGATCATTCCACACCTGGACTGCGTGTTCATGGACCTCTTTAATTGTCCGATAACCTCTCAGTCCAATTACATGATCTTCGGTTTTGCTCACTTGACCACTTCCATTGGCGTTTCAAGCATGTTCCAGGCATACCCAACCACCACTGTTGAATACATTTTTGCGACAACTTTTTTCAAGTCAGCAATGTCCTGAGATTCGATGTCCACAACGCCGTCTTTCGCATTGGAAATATTCATTCCAATTTTGAAGCGTTTCATTTTCTCCTCGCCGGTAAGAGCTTGCTCATCCTGGAAAATTGCACCTAGAGAATTTAAGGCAACTTTTTTCAGCGTGAGCGGAAATTCAACCTCGACTGGTTTTCCCTGGACTTCAACCGTTTTCTTATCCAGAATCGGCTGACCCTCCCAATCAAGAATTTGTTGGTTAAAATTAATTTTCATTAAAAACTCCTTGTTTTATTTAAAGGGGGTAAAATAAATTACCCCCTTTGTTATTTTACTTTTAACTAATGTGAGCCGCCAAGGTCCATCCGGTTGACCCGTTGGTATTAACATATAGAGTTGCGTCAATAGCCTGACCGGTTCGTAAGTATATTGAACCTTGAATCGCGCTATGAGTTGGAGCGTCGGTTCCACTGCCAATCACCGCGCCGCTTTGCAGTTGAATATCATATCCAGCCGTTACAGCCCCAGCCTGCACAACAAATCCATACGGCCATTTATTAGTTGAAGAAAAATGTTTGCAAGCGACAAAGGCCCCGAACGTTGTTCCAGCAGTGATTGAACCGGCGGAAGTATAAAGCCTTGACAATACTCCGCCAACGGCTCCTAATCCAGCAGTGTTGACGATGTTTCCATCCGACCAGATTTCTCCCATGATTGGGGTATAGAACACACCCGCGCCAATGGTGAGTTGACCCGCCAATTCGCAATAGCCATGAATCGCTGTTTTAACGCTAGTGTCACCACTGAAAGTAAGGGTGGTAGCAGATTTTAACTGACCTCGGATCACATCATAATCAGACGCAAACCCTGTTTGACTGACGCTAATATAGGTTCTGGCCAAAACGTTGCGACAAACCGTACTAGCGGTTTGAGCGGCCCCGCCATCATCCGAGAAGAATCCATTAATCCATGTCGAATTGTTGATCTTTAAGCCATCACCCGCCGTACTAGAGCTAGTTCCAACACAGATAGCCCTGGTAATAGCACCGGTTGAACTGTTTATAATCCGCAAACCATAATCAACGGTTGAAGTCGCGCTGCTATTCGTCAGTAAACAGATGTGAGAATCACCAGTCCCTAATGTTATGTCTGGTTTCCAATCTCCCCAAATTGCACTGACATATTTTGCAGTAGTCCAGGTTCCACCCGTACTCGCTGACACACCGCCATATAAACCAGTAACCAAAACAGCCGTTCCGTTGAGAGTACCAAGCACATTCACCGTGAATTGACCACCAGTGAGAACGCCAACTGCCGGGTAAGCTGAACCAGAAAGGGTAATACCAGCCGTAAGAGTTGAATCGCCAAGGACGCTGCACATTGCACCAGTACCAGTACCAGACAAGGCGTAAATAGCACCAACGCCAATCATTGTTCCCGAAGTTGAAACAAATTCCCCTTTAAACTCATTGATGTAAGTGAGGTCATACGTTCCACCACTGTTATTGACATTCGCATGGGTATGAATTTTAAGACCGCCGCCAGTTGTAGCCGGGGCAGCATTTAACAGAATCCCGGTATTGCCACTGACATTTATTGCCGTAGTGCAGGCTCCAATGTATAAACCCGTTGCGACTGAACTGTCAGCAATCAATAGCCCATAACCCCAGGTAGTTCTAGCAGTCGCATCTGACCAGTTTGTTGTATCATATTTGGTCACATAAAAGCCCGCCGTTTTACCTGTTTGCGTCAAGGTAGCTTTGAAATCAGATATTACAGCACAACCAGCAATAACATGATATGTGTTTACCGTTATGGTTCCGCTTGTCGTTACCGTTCCCATAAGCCCAGCCGACACGCCATACCCGCCAAACGTCATAGTCCCGGATGCTCTCACCAATTCCAGGTAGCCATAAGCTCCTGCGGCCACCTCACCATTCCATGCGCCCGGCGTTGCCGTAGCACAATAACCCTTAAGTTGCCCCTGACTTCCATAGAGACGGATGTTACCGCCTGTTTGATTTGCTGTAATGAGAACCCGCGACAAAGAGCCTCGGATGTCCGGCACACTCCCAGACCCATACAGTGCAGCCCCTTTATCATCAGCATAAATTCTGTGAGCAGCAGTATATGGACTGGTACGTGTTAATGTAACGCCATATCCGACGGTAGCCGAACTGAAAGCACCAGCACTCTGCAAAAAATTATTGAAGAGCGTTACGCTATTATGATAAATTCGTCCCGCCGTAGCATGGTCCCGTCCTTCCCTAATATAGATCGGTCCGTGTGTTGCCATGTTTCACCCCTCTTACGAGATAGAGGATTCCTTGATGTTAATCCACTTGCCAAACTTTTGAGGATTGGTGCAGACAATCTGCCAGTACCTGGCCATAGCACCCTCATAAATATCGTAATTGGGTTTCCGTTGCATTTTCGGGTTGTTTTCATCGGTGAGCCAACCGATCGGTCTTGACTCAATAATGTGCATGTAGTCAGTGTTTAGAGCGTACATGGTTTCAGGCGGCACATCCAGCACGACCTGAAATTCAATTTTCTTCCCTGCGTAAGTGTAGGAAAGAACTTCCGCGAAGCCCACATTGCTGACAACGGGTTCCAGGCTTTGATGTTTGGTTTCCATCAGCAATTGAATTGAGTTGCGGACACCCGTGTTAATCATGTACAGATCAGGTATTTCTCGGCCCCGTGTGTAAACTTCATCGATGAAGGAATTGAAATCCAGCCAGGTCATTGCAGTGTCAAGCTGGTCTTTTTCGTAGGCTTGTAAAAAGCCGTAGCCCGTGGTTGCCCGACTTAATCCCTGGTAAGCAGCAGACGGAGGATTGCTTGCGCTGATATGTCCCTTAAGGCCCATAACAGCAGTATCCAAACCCGCATCGTACATGCCATAATGATAAATGTAGGCATCGTCAACCGCGTAGGATGTGGCATTCCCGCCAACCGTGAACGATTTTCCGGTTATGTCAATGGATTTGATTTCGTAACCAGTCGCATTTGTGCCAAACTGGACAGTCTCATAGGGCATGAAATGAAACCCTGAACCGTTATCGAAATAAACGGTTGTCAGGCCAGTTCCGCCATCATAAGCGGGGGTTCCATTGACCTGAGCCTTTCTACCTGAACCATCACCCATTGCATCGGCGTTCATGGTCCATAGCAGGTTGTCCGCGCAATCCGTAAACGCGTCTTGAATGAGGTCGATTTTCACTTCCCGGCTTTCCGCTTTGTGAAATTCAGGCCCGGTCAGGTCGATAGGGCTGTAATAATATTTGTCATCCGTGTAGCCCTCAACGCCCTTCCGGCCCTTGGGGGTAGGGATTACAGCACGTTCCGCTGCGGCTGAAGCTGTGTAATTCCCGCCAATTTTGTATTTCACATAGTATCTTTTGCCTGCCCAAGGAATAACCTTCAACTTGTCATGCAGATAGGTATAATTCTTGTAAACCTTCATCAGTGTTGGAAAGTAAGTATCCTTCACAAGCTCAAAAATCTGAGCCATATTTTCTGTTCCGACCGTAAGCAAAGTCATTTTAAAATCTCCTTTAATTTGTTTTTAATTTTTTCAACTCCGCATTTTTTTTAGCATTTTTTCATTCATGTGTTTCATTCGCGCTCGCAAGGACATTGGCCCGGTTGGTTCTTCCTCATTATCTTCGATAGTCGGAAGTTTCCCGGCTGTTTTCGGCACTTTAGCTTCGCCCCTTCTTTTGTCATCAGCCGCATTGTATTCGGCGATAATGTCCCTTTTGATCTTGTCGTATAGACTGGCGTTTCCCTTAATTGCATCCTCAGTCAACTCATAATTCGGAAGTGATTTCAAGTACTCCTGGAAAGCTCCCTGCATATATTGACTGGTCGAATATTTGTTGCCATGCTGATTTTGTAAAATCTGCATTAAGGCTGAAATATTCATAGCTGCGTTTTCCGGGATAGCATAGCCCTGACTTAGATACTGATCCTGAGTTTTTTTAAACTCCATCATCCAATTTGATGTCTCATAGTTGGAATGAAGTTTTCCCAGGATACGGTCTTGAAAAGAAACTTTTTTCTTTAGATCATTTAGGGTCTGTTTAAGAAGTTTTTCGCCCTCAGTGTCAAATTCTGAATCAATTGGGATTTCCCCGTAGTCCTCCGGTTCCTCTTTTTGCGCGAACTTTTTCATATATTGAGAAACGTCATAGCCCCGGTTTTGGAGTTGGGTAAGCAATGCTTCCGGGTCATTCATGAGATTGTCCATCTGCATCTCTTTAAGCTTTGCGTCTCTCAATTTTTGTGAAGCGTGGTAGCCGTAGGAAGCATATTCCTTTAACTGGTCTATGCTCTTAGCTTCAACTTCTTTCCCATCAGCCTTGAATCTCAAATCATTTTTTGAATAACCCTTCGGGGCTTCCTTTGGTTTGTCCTCTTGGCCTGGTTCAGATTTTGAATCTTCAGTTACCTTTGTTTCTTTTTCTTTAGGTACTTCAACCGCATCTTTGCCGGAGTGAATATGTTCGATGGTCCGTTCGTTGCTTTGCTCAGTAACCGTCGAACTTTCCCCGCTTTGCGGATTTTCTGCCACCTTGGAAGCCTGATCGCTTGCGATAGCTTCTCTCATTGTGGCTCTATCAAGTCCTGTTCTACTCATTTATTTTACTCCTATTCCACGAATGGACGGATTATTGACCATTGGTTTGCACCGTCTGGGCCGGGATATTTGGTACTTCCACCCCACCTTCACCACCCGCGCCCATAGCCGCGCTTTGCTCCATTGCATTTGGAGCAGGAGGGGGTTCACCACCAGCAGGAGGCGCGCCCGGAGGCTGACCTTCTGCCCCTGGTTTTGGTTGTTTTTGCTGCAATTGCAGTAAAGCGTCTCTTGCGCTTAATATTGCTTTTTTGTAACTTTCATCCTCATCCTGGAACTCTTCTGATATGATGTGTTCAATAAGCTTTTCGAGCATCATATCTATGTTGTCAACACCATCGTAAATCATGGGGGCCTTTCGTTTCTTGGTTAACTGATCAAACCACCATTCAGTCCGAGCCTGGAATAGTTGCTCCTTTCTCATGGCCGTTTCGGTGTCACCAAATTCGAGCCCAGCCAAAACAGATTGAGCGGCCTTATCTCCCTGGGCCGCAGCCTGGGGGATTTGCCGATCCCACAAATTAAGGAACGCTTCAAATTTTGCCGATGGCGAACTATTCACCCCGGACGTGACTTGCAGGGTAATATCGAAACTCCCGTCAAGATCAGAAGCAATGAAGGCTTGGGTTTCGTATTTATACCCATCGCCCATAATGGTGAGGTAACGTTCCTCTTTATAATTTTCTTTAATCAGTTTTAAGATAAGATTCCCGGCCAGTCTTAGACTAGATTGCATTAATCGCATGGATGGCGCATGGCGAACCATTTCGCTATCCATAAGCATTTTTAAAGCGGAAGCTGGAAGGTGGCTCCCACGTTCGGGGAGTTGCGCTTGACTGACCTCATGGATTCCCATTGCATCTTGCATTGAACCCATGAGCATTGAAAGATGACCAGAGACAAAACCTGGTAGGGCTTGTCCGCCCAGGGTCACAGGGGCCGCGCCAAAAGCCGCATTATATTCATAAACATTGCACATATTTCCCATGAACTCAGACTTTTTGACTCCCCAGCCTTTCGGAAATGCCAGTGAAACGCTGGCCATTGTCCGGGCGTTAAGCATAACAATACTTGCCAAGGCATTGATTTCTTTCTGAATTGGGATTGCATCGGCCAAGGCTGAGTTACCGTGAAAGCGCATGGCGTTTTTGTCCCAGAAAAATGGAATATAAGGAATACTGAACAGGTCGCCATATTTGGCATTGGGATTTATATCATCATGGGCCAGAATAGTTTTGTTTAAGACAACGATATGTCTACCTTCTTCATAATCATCAGAGGGCTTTTCCCAATATTGCAGGCGAAAGCAAAGGTTTTTTTTGCATAAATCCTGGTTAGTATAATCCTGATGGCCATAGGCATAGCGTTTTTCTTCAATCTCATTTGAGGTAATTTCTTTTATTGTATCTTTTTTAACACTATATAATTTCTTAGCTTCATCAACGTCGATATAATCAGCATGTATGAGATAGCGGATTTCCTTAAATTCTTTAGCGGAAGCGTCCGGGTAGACTTCAAAGTCATCACAAACTTTCAAATCCCAATCACCTTTTAAGGCTTCCTTAACAGATTCCTTTTTTGTTTTTGGGTCGATGGTCCTTATTTTGCGATAAAGGTTTGGGTTCCAAAAAATGTGCCAATAGCTTGTGCCAAAGATGTAAGCGTCCAAAAGCACCGCGTAAAGATCACTGATCAGATTGCGCTGGTTTTGATCAAAGGCGTGTCTTAATAGTTTGGTCGCAGCACGCGCAGCCAGTTTATCTTTTTCGGAATTTCCGGTAGGAATGCCGGAAATTATTGGCAAATCCTTAACCAGTTTTGAAATAGTGATGTGTGCATAGGGTTTGATGACATTGATTTTGGATCGTTGTCTGATGCCACCGTCATCCTCATCGGTCATATCCTGGATTTGATCGTTGCTGATTTTCACATACTGATGACCGTTGTAGAAGGCCAGGTAATAGGCACGGTTTAAATGTTCTTCGCCGTTAAGGGGATGATTGTCGTATAGTTTTACAATCTGACCTGCCAGGCTGTCCTTTGATATTTTTTTATCTTCTTTCTTTAAAATCATGTCTCCTGCCTATCATCAGTTAACCAGGGGTATCTGTTTTCTTCACAAAGCAATGAATCATCAGTATCAAGCTGAAAATACAGATTCCCAACTTTTTTGAAAACGTTCCTCGTTATCTGTTTTGAGATTTTGTGAAGCTTGACCACAATCAAAATTAATAATAAACTCACAAAAAACAGCAAAAAACAAAGCGTGTAAAATTTATACATTTTCAAACATATAGTGTAGTGGAAATTGGCTTGTGTCTACTTTTTGTTAAAACTTAACTACTGTTGGATTAATAGCCATCGAAAAATGAACTAATCCGATGGGTCTTTTTTTGTTCAACTGATTTATAATACGCATCTCTATAATCTTTATTGGTAAGGATTCTTGACTCAATTGTTTCAGCCGATTCGGAGTTATATAAATCCTTCAACTGGCTTCCTTCGCTAAAATCGTGTTGATAGGCGAAAGCATCCAAAGCGTCATCAACGCCTGGTCTTTTTGAAACGCCCTTAGTGCCATCCCATTGCGCCATCTCTCCAAGCAAGGGGATGCAGTCATCTTCGACAAACTCAAGCAAGCCAAGGTTATGATAGCTGATCATGCGGATAATCCGGTTAACTTTGTTTAGCTTTGTGTTTTCAGCAATGGGAAAAATTTCCAGGGCAATGTCCGATCTGAGGTTGCGTTCATCCAGATAGCTTTGAATTAGTTGGATTTGAAGGGATTCCGCGTAAAAGGCCAGCTTGTCCGCGAAAGGTTCATAATCCATGTAAATCTTGTGGATGTAATCGTAGAGCTCATCTGTTGAAAATTTGAATTTTTGCCCCTTAAGAATGACCATGCGTGAGCGCGGGAAGTGAGCGGCCAGGCAAATCCCCACATAATCAGAATAAGTTTGTTGTGTGTAGGCCATGTCAATAACGCAGATCAGGCGCAGGGCTTCGGGCAATACTTTAACCAATTCATATTTTGCTATCAGCTTATTTTTTTCTGTGTCAAATCTCAATTTTTTATCAACGGTTGAGTCCATCATATATTCAAGCTGAAACTCAGATAGCGCGCCGCGTTGGATAAAATCTTCACGTTTTTTTAAAATGGCCGCAGTTGGGATCATTTCCTCCCAGATACTTTGACCTTCCGGGATTCCCAGAAAGTTTATCAATTCAGCCGACATAAATTTAGGGTCAACGATAGCCGGGATTTTTACAATAGTTACGTCTCTTTGCCATTTTTTGGCCATTGCCCTATCCAGCATACAGCCGGACCCGTGAGGTGTGCCAATCCAAATGATCTGACCTTGGCGACCGTCCCGGTCCATATTTGATAAGCCAGGGATGGCGATTTTATTTATCCAAATTTGCAATTTATCAACCTGCTCTTTTATGACAGCTTTCAAAGGGTCCTCTATGTCATCCCAAATCTCCAGGTCTGGCCTATACTCTTTTGAGGAAGCCCCGGTAATGCCCTGGAATATGCCACAGCCCCTTAATATTGCGGTGTGCCTTATCACACCGAACTTGTCCAAAATATCAATCTCAACCCTGCCGGAGGGTTTAGCGGGTCGCCAGACTTTGCCTCTTTTCCATTTAAAAAACTTTTTAAATCTATCTGTTTCTATGAGAGCGATAATATCCGTTAGGTTTTCCAGGCTTTTTTCCTGGGAATAAGACAGCAAAATAATATATTTTCGTTTTAAAATAAAAATGCCATAGATGGCGAAAAGCACTGAGATAAACTTGGTCTTGCCATAGCCTCTGGGAATAGCAACGATTGTGATTTGTTTTCTAAAAGACATAACGACTTTCTCAATATAGTAATGAATCTTCGCAAATGCCAGATAATAGTATTGAGATTTTCCCCAGATAAATTTGGCAAAATAGATAAACGATTTCTTAAATGCGCGTGCTATAAAATCAGGTAAGGTCGCATCGCCATAGCTCATATATTCTGTCTGGTCCGTTCGGCTGGAAACCTTCGCTGATCCTGATATGGCCGCATATAGTCTCGCCAGTTTTCCCATATTTGCTGCTCTGTTAGGGGCAAATTTGGGTCAAGCAATTTATTTTTGCGTTGCCTTTTTGGCAGGTGTTTTAATCGTTTCATTTTTAACAACTTTGTTCAACATTTTACTGCACAACCTTTTGTTGCTTATTTTTTACCAGATCATATTGCATCATCAATTTTCCACTGCTCCTAACACGTTGCTCAAACTGATCGAATTTAAAATTTGATCCTTTAATTTCCCGGTAAGTTCCGTCAGGGTTTCTTCGTCTGCGTGCCTGGCCCATTCTTTTATTCTCTCCATAGTAACGTTTTTTTCAAAAGCCTGTCTGGCAGGTAAATAGAACATAACCCGCATATCGGATTGCAAAATTGATATGTGAAACACGTCAATTTCCGGGTAGTAATCCGCGTTCACTAAAATTTTCAAATCTCTTCCCCAATTTGCCCGGCCATAATATGCTCATCATCATTCAAATGGATCATCCCGGTTTGGGTGTTGTCAACGCCTGACAGGTTCCGGGCCTCGTCAAGCAAATCCTTATCCACATCGTTCCAATCGAATTGGCCAACACCCTTAATCGAATCATCGACCTGGCCATAGTATGCCTTTAGCGCGTCCCTATCGCCATCCAAGCCCTTAATCAGCAGGACACGCTGGATATGTGGAGCGATCATAACATCTATTTTTTTCTTGTAAGATTCGATCATTTGGTTAAACTCATCTGAATCAATCAATTCAACCAACCGGAATTTTTTCCAATTAAGGGCATGGGCGACATATTCCAGGTTAGCCGGGCGGCGAGTAACCGGATCGCTGAACCACCACCGTATGAATAGTTGTTTCGCCATTCGTTCCGAAATAGTTTTCCCGGTCTGTTCCATTTCCCTCATCATCTCGACCAGGTCAAAGAACTGATCGCCGATTATTTTGTGATAAACTTTATCCGCAGTGAGCTTCGCCCTTTCCTGATGTACTTTTTTAGCTTCCTCTTGTCTGGACCTGGTAAGGGAAATTTTCCTGGAAGTCTCGTTTTGGTTACTTGCGACAACGCCTTTAATGATTGCATGGGCGCGGCAGTAGCCATGCAGTTTTTCGCTGGTCATCCGGCTTAGGCATTTGCGGCCCGTGGCCGGGTTGACATATTTACATGGGTTTCGCAAAAAAGTCATTTTTTCTTTTTTTGTTTCTTTTTCCCTTCCACGCCCTTGATTTTGCCTTTATTTTTGGAAGCGTAAAAAACATCCTCGGCCTTTTTTGAACCATACTGTTTGGTCATCTCGCTTAATATCTTGCGTCCCTTGGCATTGATTGGCATTGATTTATCCTCCTATTCGTTATGGCTTTTCCTGGTTTGATGGCTCCCCGTGTAGCTGGGCATTCGCATAAATTCTTTCATATTGGCAATGTTCGTGCGGTTTTCAGTGATTTGGGTTTGTTGCTCCTCAAATTTATCGGTCAACACATCAATTTTAGCATTTATATTCCCCGCCATATTCTCAATTTTTGTAAAATGGCTTTCAATAGATTTAAGCAGATTGGTTATCTGTTCCTTGATTGTCAGCCTTTCATTTTCGCAAATTGGATTTATTTTTTGATGGTTAGCCAGTAGATACCTTACAATCCCAATGGCAGCCCCAAGGAATCCAAAGAATAGAACAACCACTTCCCAAACTGGTATGACATGGTTATCCATTTTTGGATTCCTTTTTTATCAAAAATCCCACAATTGCCGCGTTTGCTGTGTTAATGGCAATCCAGGTTTCAAGATTAATTGTACCCGCAATTAAAGCGATTGTTGAAATTACTAAAACGATCAGCCATTGAACCGTTTTGAAAGACACCCAAACAATGTTTTTGTTTGCCATAAATCCTCCTTCATATCCTTATCGTTGCGATTGTGATTTGAAAACCGATGTAACCCCGGCCCTTGAAATCCAAGCCGCAGCCTGGACCCAGGACAATCCAGGGTTTTTTGCATTTTTTAATTTTAAACGTATCAACTGTTATCATCGCTTCATTCAATGTTTCCTTTAATGATATATTCAGATTCTTGGCGGCTGTCAACATTTTGTCCAAGACCTTGATTTGATCATCCTTTTTAATTTCCATTTCCAGGGACAGGGAAAGTTGTTGTTTTAGATTGTTGATATAATCATCTTTTTTCTGATCTTCGATTAGTATCTGATCCCTGGTTAAGGAGCTTTCTCTAAGTTGTTTGCTGGACAAGATTGTGAAATTTAATTTCTTTTTTAGTTCTTCTTTGGATTTGAATAAAACTATATAGTCATCCCAGATTTTGGTTTTTTCTTTTTGGTATTGGATATTTGCCAGATCATATTGTCTGCTATAATCGCTCAGTGCTTGTATTTTAACATTCAATTCCTTTTCCTGTTGTTTAACGATATTACTGATATTGGTTCTCATGCGATATTCATAACAATAGCGTTCAGTCAATAAAAGGATAGCTGAAATAACACTAAGGATAATCACGGTTTTGGTGGTAATTTTTTTCATCATGGTTTAAACCTCATATTTTTAAAAGTGCATTCCCAACAACTATAATATTGTTTGTTAATTTTGTATGGTCCCATTTGTTCACGCAAATATTTCATTTTATTTTTTGAAGTTTTGCATTTATCCACAATCATTATCCATGATTGCCCAGCAGTTATTGATCCATCCTCTTTATTCACCAAGTTTTTACCACATATACTGCACTTCTGCTCTTTCATCATTTTTTCTCCAATTTTTCAGACAATAAAAATTTGATTTGCGCAGACAGGCTTCTTTTATCCCTGTCAGCCATTTGTATTATTTTTAACAATAATGTGATTTCTTTATCTGAAAATCTAATTGTGACCGCTTTCTTTACAGTAGTTGTTTCTTTTGCTCCCATTTTTTGCATACAAACGTCCCTCTTATATCAGTGGCCGATGATCGTGAATCCCCTATCAAGCGACATTTGTTATATGTTTTGCCATGGTGGCTAATATGATACTGGTTAATACAGGTTTTGCAGCAAGTATCCTGGAAAAACCGTTTCTTATAACCCATCATTGTCAGGGTTGCACGATACCTTCCTTTTGGTAATTGGTGAAATAGTTCGGATTCTGTTAAGGGGGTTAGGGTTAAATATTCAACCTGTTCAGGATGAAGGGGTTTTGTTTTATCTTTAATAATCAGGTCATCAGGCATATTTCAAGCCTTCCAACTCTATAATATATTCCAGAATTGCCTCGCTGAATCCATCAATGTGATTCCAGGGGCCGTATCCCACGCCATGTTGATATGTTGCAACGTTAATCATATAGGCTTTGGAAAAAACCAAAGGTCTTTCGCCGCCATCTTGGGATTGCTCATCTGTAATAACGATGATCCTATCGTAGTCATACATCAAATTGATTTGTTTTATGGCTTGGGCAAGGTTTGTGGCTCCCCCGGATGTTACCCTGATAGCGTCTCTTAAGGCAAACCCATGTCTGGCGGGTATAGTATGCAAGGTACTATTAAAAGAATGGATATAGACAGTTTCAAACCATTCCCTGACAATCATAGCCAAGCCACAGGCAGCGTCTAGTCTATCAATTTCGGACTTCTCGGAAACGGTTGTTCCAATCATTGAGCCGGACACGTCAACCAATAAGACAGTCCCGCCGGGTATTTTTGGCTTATCATTCAACTGTTTTAGAAAAACCTTCTCAATCTGGGCTTCCCATTGGGGAGCGTATTTAGCCGCGCTGATGAAGCGAAAGGGCAAGACCCTGGAAGTGTCAAGATGATCCAGGGTGCAAAAGATCAAACCCTCATGAACGCCTGCTTCGTGCATGTTTCTGAGATTGCGTAGCAGGGCCATTGCGCCTAACTTATTCTCTTTTAAGAGTCTCTCAAAGGTTTCCTTTTTATCTCCCCCTGTGCTTAAGCCGACTTCCCAGGTGTCGGGGCTTGGTAGTGTGCCATCAATCAATTGTTTCCAGGTGGTTTCCTGTTCGGCGTTTAGGGGTTTTGCATGACAAAGGAACAAAACGTCTCTCAATTTAACAGCCGCGTCTCTATTGTATTTGGCTAATTGATAAGCGTTGAACTTTTGAAAAGCTTTTGCCAACCCCTTTTTAACCTGGGCGGCCAGGGGTTTTTTCCCTTCGAGCCAATAGAGGCTCAAAAATTCTGTCAACTCATCGGCTCTTTGGATGATTTGTCTCAATGTTTCGCCGACCAGGGACCGATGGCTGGGGATATTGGCCATTGCCTTTGCTATCAATAGGGGGGCATGTCTCAGATTTGCCTTGGTACGGGCTTCTATGGCGATATTGCTAGCCACGATTGGGTCAACCTGGGCCACGCCAATTTCAATTCGTTCAGCGATTGACTGGCCGTCCTCATAGAACTGGTCCTCCCATAACATGCAGGCCATGACCGAGCGTCGCAGTTGGCGGATTGGGTCTATTTTGTGAGCTTGACCGCCCTCATGGGTTTGGTATCTGATTGGGGATTTAATATTTGTTTTCAATGAACACCTCTCAGAAAATAGCGGCAGGGGAATGGATGTACCCCCACCGCCTGACTTTTAAAGATTGAAACCAAGACCCTTTTAAAAATAAAAAGGACGGGGAATAAGCTGACCTGGTTTTGTTTAGCTTTCGCCAAACTTTCTTTTCAAGAGAAGTAACCAGACCATTCGCCGCCGTCCAAATTTGTCCCTTGATAAGGAGATGCCAAACCTTTAATAATGCAGCCGGGAGGGCCATTACTCCTCCCGGCAAGGACCGAGACTTCACTCGTTCCAATACAAAAGGCAACCGAAAGGGATTATGGTTGACTTTAGGTAAAGAGAGATAAACTAATCCCTTCCGGCACATGAGCATTGCTAGCCGGGAACAATCTGACGGGGTTTTATGCTCTACCAGTTGAGCTATACCAGCTTTCGCCAGCAATTGGATTCGAACCAATGACCTATTCATGTAATGTGAAGTAACCCCACCATACGCCACGGCTAAAATATTGCATAAAACCAGGGAACAATCACCCATTGCATTTAGCATAGTCTTGTTATGATGTAGCAATGAGCTACGCCACTGGTTTTTGTATGTCATTTTTTATTTCCAATTTTGATATAACCTCATCTACAACCTCATCAGGGGTTTTTTCCTTTTCCATTTTTGCTTTTAGTTCCCGCATCTTTGCAACTTCCTTAAGATAACCATCTTTGAACTGTGTGCAATGTTTAGTCAAGACATCTCTTAAAAATTGGGACCCATGCAAGGCAATTTTGGCTGTGGTATCCTCTTCTATTTTATTTAATCTCTCAAGTGTGTCATACAAGCCATTCATAAAATAAACCAAAAAATAAACCAAAATGGTACATATCTCAACCTCTCCAATCTCGCCATTATGGCTGATTTGAAACACTTCCAACAAAACTTTTAAGCCAGGAACACTATCAACCTTAATCATTAATCACCTGATTTGACTTTGCCAATCTTTTCTTATTATTGCTTCTTCTTTTTTTAGCCATATCAAGAATAGTTTTAGCCTCAACTCGTTTTGTTAACTTCTCCACCATCATTTTCAAATCCATATTTATTTTAGGGCATGATCCCTCAATCTTATCAATCCTGGCAATTATATCTGATATGGCCACCGCGTAATGTTCCAGGACATGCCACAGCACCTTGTCAGACAATTCAAAATTAGAATCATCATCCATACTCGCTCTGACAATTAGTACCATATTCTCTGTTAAATCACTAACCTTCATCATCACATCCTCTTTAGTTCTTCATCCCTAACCATTTCCTGGAACCTCTCCTTCCCCAATAAATCCCCCATAAGCCTCCGATAATCCCTCTCAATCTTCCTTAACCGCTTAATCAAATAAATACAAACAATAATCAACCCCAGCCATATACAGCATAACACCACCTGCACCATACTCACTATATTATATAATTATCCCATTTCTGTCAACTATTTGCATCACTTTGCATCACTACTACCCCAACCCCCCATCCCTGGTCTACACCTTACAACTAATGTGATGTAGCAACAATGCAGGTGTAATGAGTCACTTTTGTTATTGCAATGAGTCGCTTTTGTTGGGGAAATCGAAGGAGGTGTAATATTTACCCCGTACCCCACGCCGCACCCATACCCCCCACACCCCCAATTACCCCACCCCCACCCCTATTTTTTTTGTTAATTTAAAATTAAATAGTGTGTATAGTGTTGATATGTCTACGTCTTGGGTTATACACACTGGTTTACATAATATACATTATCCGAAGTTGACCACCCATCACACTGTATTTATCAGGGTCTTGGGTATGGTCGAGGGTGTCTGAAGCCTGGAGACTAAGCCCTCACCCCCCTTAACCCACATACACCACACCTCAACACGCATCCACACA